CAGCGGTCTTCAGTTGGGGATTGTCCTTCTGACTGAGCTCGAAGATCCCGATGTCCGCGTTCTCACCCTGCTGGGGTTCCGGGTCTTGGCCTGGTTTCTTCATACGCTGCCTGTAAAGGTCAGCAGGCTCCCACAGAAGCTCATACGTCCACCCCATGCCCTCGACAGAGGTGGCAGCGATCACCCAGTAGCCCTCGTAGTCCACGAGACGCATGAGGTTTTCGTTGAAGACGGCGTATGGGGGAATCTCATCGAAATAGATCCCGTGCATGGCGACACCACCGTGCTTGTCGAGATCCATGCCGTGCGTGAGGAACTGGATCGTGGAGCCATTCGAGAACGTCAGCGTCAGCGTCGAGTTGTTCCACGAGTCATCCCACGAGCCGTTGACCATCATGCTCTGGCTCATCCAGCGCTTGAACTCGGGCAGAGCAATGCCAAGCACACCCTTATCCACGTCCACGGCGACCCACCGAAGGCGGCGGGGGCCATTACCCCACCGAGGATCTTGCGGACGCCAGTGCTCGCGCTTCATCGCCACGTCGATGGCGTCGATGACCGCAGCGGTCGTCTTGCCTGCTCGGTTTCCAGCACTCATGTACCTGCCGGTGAGGGTGCACTCATGGAATGCGAGCTGTGCCGGGTAGGGGCGATAGCTGTTGATGTTGGGTCGGTGGATCGCGGTGTCGAGCTGCTCGATGGCAAGATCCATCAGACCCAGAACGCCGAAGGAATCGGCCTTTACAGACGGCTTGCGTGGCATGACGCCATCCTACCCTATGCCCTGTTACGATTTGCTCTGCGCCATGCGTTCTGCCGCTCTCGAACCTCAGGCTTGCTGTTCTGCTCAGCGTTCCACCGCCTACGGCAAGACAAGCATAGACGCACTCCCTTTGCGTTGATACGAGTGTTCTCCGAAGTGAACTCGTGCCCGTATTTACAATGGGTCTTCTTGCCGCTTCTAGATGCTTGCCTCTCAGAGCTTCCATTCACACCCCGAGTGACCGGTTGAAGATGCTCCGGGTTGATGCACTGTCGGTGAGGGCAAGTCTCTCCACCAGGACACTTTTTGGGGTCATGGCACGTGTGGTCAAGGACCAGCCCAGCAGGCACAGCGCCATGCTCCACAATCCAAGCCCATTGGTGCGCCCTGAGTTGCTTTCCGTTGCAGTAGAAGAGGGCGTAGCCCTCTTTACGCGCCCCCGGTCGAAAATACAAACAGCCGTCTTCCTGCGGGAGCGCCCCTGCTCGGAGCAGATCTCGAACTTCAGCGTTAGAGCGAATCATACAGACATTGTAGCCCATTTTTAGGCACTCAGCTAGTCGTACTATCTGTGGCTCCCAGCGCGACAAGGGCTTGGATCACTGACAGGAGCGCGATGTTGCCTGCTCGGCTGCCCGTCAGGGTGATGCCACTCAGCAGCAGCAGAGAGTCGCCCCCACGGTGGTTGTGACTTCCCGAGGCAGCCTGATTCTCCCCCACTCCGATGGTGTGGTGGATGTCTTCCTTGCGGGAGTCGGTAGCCGCATTCGTGTGCTGCCGATCCACCTCTTCGGTTGTTGGGGGCCTGTCTTTTTGGGTGAGATCGACACCCTCGCCCTGGGCCATCTCAGCCCTTGGAGGTCGGCTGCTTGTTCGGCACGAGCACGACAGCGAGGGCGGTCAGGAACGCCACCGTCCCGGACACCCACGGAGCGTACTCGGGCGGAACAGCGAACGCGAACGACTGCGCCGCAAGCCCGATCAGGGCCGCAACGAACTTGGCGTACTCCGCGATCTTCTCTTTCATGGGGTTCTCCTTACACGAGACCGTAGATCTTTACAAACGAGTTGCCACTATCAGCGTCAAACGTTCCTGTGGCGGCATAAATCCTGAAGCCATCAAATGGGGTAAGTGCGCTCGCTCCTCCGTTCACACCCTGAACGACGTTGGTGACAGGAGTAGAAGTCGCACAGGTAACGTTGGCGAGAATAGACTTGATCCCGTTGAACCCAGGGTTGTTGACTACGATCTCCCCAGCAACATACTGGCCACCAGTCGATACGAGATCAAAGTTTGGGCTAGCCCCACCAGAACTGGCGAGTGTCGCTCCATTTCCAGCGATTCGAGTCTGACCATAATCGGTAGCGCCAGTAATATTGGTGCCAGCTCTGCGAAACTGCATGAGTACACCAATACCGGATGCGGCAGAGCACTTGAACTGAAAGACGATTCGATAGGATCGAAATCGAGAACTGAAGGCCCCGTCAACCACGAGAGAAGCAGGGGTGCCTGATAGCACGAGAGTTCCATCTGCTGACGCTGTCATACCTGTGATCGCCGTAGGTCTGATAAGGTACAGGCCCGGTTCGTTCCTCACCCAGTTGGTGCCGTCGAACGCCCAGAGGACCTTGCTGCCGTCCGACTCCTGGTAGGTGTCTCCGAGCTTCATGCCAGTGACACCTGCGAGGGAGGCTGCGGGGCCGTAGAACCGATGGTTACGGTCTGCTGACTGGCCCCACCCCTTCGCGAACAGGTCGATGGCGTCCATGTTGGAGTTGATGCGGTCGATGTCCACAACCTCATCAGGGAGAATCAGACCTGTCGATCCACCTCCGGGCTTGTACAGCCCGAGGAAGTTGGTGAAGGCGGGCATTGCGGGGCTCCCTGGGACTCTGCGCGATGGTGAGCTACTTGCTCAGCGTCGATGTAATACTCAAGACCTGAACTCTACCACGCACCTTCGACAGAATGCGCTCCAGCAGCTCGCTCTCCCCTGCAAGTTCTTCCTGGATGACTTCCATCACAGTCATCACGACCGTCCGAGCATTCTGGACTTCCTGCTGCTGCGGGTTGTAGCGACCCGAGATCTCCAGGATCTTCTCGATAGCTCGCTGATCTCCGGCCTCCGCGTTGGCGATGAGGCGGTTGAGGGCGACCTGAACACTATCCCCGAGATTCTGCTCGGCCTGCTCCGACATGGCCCGTGCGAAGACCGGGTTTCGCATCCAGGCACGGTACTTGCCGATGGGGATGCCAACCTCTTCCAGGCGAGCCTTCGTGGTGCGTCGGTCTGTCGGGTCCTGAAGGATCTGGATGGCGTAGAGCTGCTCCGCAGTGAGCCCGATCTTGGGGTCGAACTCGATGCCGCGGATCTTCAATGCCTCCTTGAACTCCGGGGTGGCCCAGGCAGCTCGGACGGTCTTGGCGTCGAAGTCCTCCCACGAAGCCAGAAGCTCGTTGATCGTCGGGACCTTGGAGTTCTTCCTGTAAAGGAGATCCACCCCGGCAATGATGTGCCGGAACATCTGGGGGCTGAAGCCATCCGGGACCGGGGACATCTTCACCCGACCGTCCTTGACGATGCGCAGCTCGCGCCCCTGAGCCTCGATGTCTGTCACTTCTTCCTCACACCCTCGATGAGCCCCACCACGAAGACGATGCCCAGGGTAAGCATGAGCGCTGTGGAGAAGGGGTCCCAGGCCATCGTCACGTCAGGCATCAGTTGCTCTTCCTCGCGTGCCAGCGCTGCTGTGCTGCATCGAGAGACTCGACGTGCGGGTAGTTCATCTCGTGAAGGGCGGTGCGGATCGACTCGGGCATGGCCCGCTGACGACCATCGGCGTACCGCTGCACGACGACATCTGCAACGGCGAGCACCTGAGCCGTCTTGGAGATCGAACCGATGGCCTTGACCAGGCGGGCAAACGGAGTGATCTTCGGGTCATCCTTTACAGCCGAGGGCAGCTTCGGCTGATTAGCGATCCGACGATTCTGCACCCACCGCTGGTACGCCGTGTCCACATCCAGGGTTCCATATACAGCGTCGAAGTCGTCCTGGTCGAGCCCTCGCTCTCGCCACTCCTGCCAGAGGGCGCTGGAGACGCGCGGGGAGACCGACTGGAGGCGTCCCTGAGCGAGACGCCCCAGCAGGTTCTTCCCGAAGCCGTACTTGGATGTGAACTCAGCTCGGCTCAGTGTGGTGTGGTCCACCATGAAAGCGACGGGGTTGATGCTCATATTGCTACCCTAGCACCTTCAGGCGAATCGTTCGATGCTGAAGGCGTTGGTCCCCCCGTCCGGGTCCCACCAGATCACGTCATTCTCGTCAGCGGTGACCATGCTGTTCAGCCCGACAGGGAGGTAGAGCCGCGTGGGGGTAGCGACGATCTCTCCCTGAGCCGCGTGACCCTGCACCCACAGGCGAACGTCTTCGTAGGTCTCCGGGGTGAACTTCACTCCGTACATGCCGTGCGCTTCAAGCTGCTCCACGACGCCTCCTTTCGAGGTAGTTCTGCTGGTACTCGTTGTTGGCCTTCGTACACGGAGCACAGGGAGCCGTGCCCTCGCGAACGTGACGCTGGTAGCCTCGACGCTCCCCATGAGGGTGCGGGGCCTTGGTCTTGTTCTTGAGCCGGTAGATGCGCTGAAGCCGTGGGCAGTAGCACCCGAACTCCCCGGTGCACCCGAGCATCCAGATCGGCTCCCCCTTGGGGATGCGTCGGGGCTCAGCCTTTGAGGAAGTCAAGGATGGCCTTCGCCTGGGAAACGATGTGGTGGTCCTCGAAGGAGACGGCCTCCAGACCATTTGCGGCGTGGATGCGTGCGACGAGCACCTGAGAGGCGTAGTGCATCGAGAGATTTCGGAGCTGCTCGTCGTCCTCCTCGGGCTGGGCTTCCGGGCTACCCTTCTCGTCGTCCTCGTTGTCCAAGATTCCATGCAGCCGGTCGTGCGCTGCTTTGACGAGGGCCTGGAAGTCTTCCAGAGAGACCTCGAAGTGTGTCTCTGTGTCTCGGTAGACCTCCAACGGTACGAACTGGGTAATCGCCTCCAGCTCGTTCAGGTCGGCTCGCTCCACGAGAACGTTCCCGCGAGTAGCGCTCCGCACGACGATGATGGCCTGATGGTTTTCGAGCTGGGCTCGGATGCTGGTCATGAGATTCTCCAATCAGTGTGATTTGTATAGGGAGGGGGCGGCGTCCTCTCGCCGCCCCCGGCCTTGCTCAGGCGAGCTGCTCTCGCAGGTTCGCGATGGCGTCTTCGATCTGGTCGATGTCCTCGGCCAGGATCTTGAACGGGGCCTCGCCCACCCATCCGACGAGCGACAGGGAGAGGATGGCTCGACCGCTGTACTCATCGACCGAGGCAGCGACCTGGCCGATGTGAACGGCGACGGGGAGCTTCGAGAAGTCCTCGATGCCCTTCAGCGTGTCCTTCTTCGTGCGCGTGGCCCTCTTCGGCTTCGCCTGCTCGGTAGCGAGGTCCGCGGGGTCCACGGCCACGTCCGGGTCGTTGACCTCATCCGGGGCCACCGCGTCGGCGTTGGCTTCCGGGGCGGCGGCCAGCAGCTCGGCCAC